GAACTGGCCCAGCGAGCGGGAATCAGCCCGCAAGCCCTGTGCAACTATGAGCACGGGCGGCGGCGGCTCTCCCTGGCGGCGGTGCGGATCGCGGAGGTGCTGCATTGCAGCCCTCACGAGCTGGTGCGGCAATGAAATATAAATGCCTCTCGATACGGCAGCCCCACGCGGACAGGATCGCGCGCGGAGTCAAGACGATTGAGTTGCGGACCTGGCGGACCTCCTATCGCGGCCCGCTCCTGATTTGCGCGTCGCAAAAACATCCCGGCTACCCCTATCGTGACATGGGCCTGCCCCTCGGCTGCGCGGTCTGCCTGGTCAACCTGGTCGATTGCAGGGAGATCGGCGTCAATGCCCCTGACACCCTGGCGGCGGACGCGGGGGCGGCCTGTTGCGAGTTGGACCCGCGAGACGACTTCTGGGGTTTTGTCCTGGCAGGCGCGAAGAAAATCCAGCCGTTCCCGGTCAAGGGGCGGCTTGGATTTTACGACGTGGAAGCGGACCTGCTATTTCTCGCCTGACTACGGATTGTGCGCGGGGGCGGTATGGCTTCCAGCGCCGATGGCGCGATTGACCTTGCCGGCCTTGCGTTCAAGATTCCGCTTTGCCTTCGCCGCTTTGATCATTTTCTTGGTCATTTTCTTGGCCATTGTCAAACTCCTGTGCTAATGCCGCCAGTTTAGGATCGACCTTCTTTGCGGGATCGCCATGTTCTAATGCTTCGGGCAATACTATGCGCTCTTGTTCCGCGAGCGTCAAGCCTCGCAAATAAATTTCCTCGGTTGGCCAGCCCTTGGCGCGGCAGTAGGCGACGGCCTGCGCGTCGCTTCGGAAATAGATTACGCGATAGTAATCCTCTTCCCTCGTTGCCGCATGTCTCTGCTCGGTCAACCGGAGCCGTTGCGTCCCCGGCTTGACTTCCTTTAGGATTCTTTTGGCGCGATCCTCCGTCGTCTCGCCATCGGGCGCGTCGTCAATCTCCTCGACCTCTTCGTCGATACCGAAGTCGTCAATCTCCAAGTCCAAGTCGCCCAGGTCGAATTCGTCAAAAAATTCTATATCCATCGCCGCTCCTCCACAGCCAACAGCGGGAACCATTCCAGTATCCGCGCGTAATCTCGCGGGTAGTATTCGCGCAGGGCGGGCAGGAACCAGCCACGCGGCGCATCGAAAGATCGGCCAAACATCCGATAATCCACCGGCAACTTGCACCCTGATTCGCGTACAAGTTCGATCAATTCAGCCTTCCGCATCGCGGCAATGGGGTAGAATTTTCGGCCATAAAAGACGCCGTGCTTAATTATCGTCATCAATCGCCCCAAACTGTCAGCGGCCCGTATGCCGTGGGCAATCGGGATTTCGTCAAGTCCCTCGTCATGTAGGACAGATTCGATAATGCTGTCCAGCGAGAACTGCTCAAATTCCCATCCATCCATATCCTGAATTTGGGTGGGCGTCATCCACTGCCGATTCTGCAGATAGTACCAAAGCCAACAATTAGGCACGCGCCGGATTCTCTCCCCGAAGAACTTCTCGTAGTACGTCAGGGATTGCTCAATGAACTCCAGGTCAGGAACCAAAAACTGGTAGATCGGAATTATTCGCCTGAAGTGCTTCCGAAGAATCAGCCAAGCGGCAAGACTGTCTTTTCCGTTTGAAAACGACAGGGCAACCGTATCGGTCCTCTCGCGGACCTTGCGGCAGATTTCATCGCACGTCGGCACGCCCACCATTTCAATACCTCTTGTCGTCCGGCTTCCCGTCCACCAGCGAGCAGGGGGCCGTGAACAGTTCCGGGCCGGGCGGCAGCCTCTTTTCATTGTGTCGCTCGTGCCAGTCCCGGTGAACGTGCCAGCACTTGATCGACAGCGACGGATTGAACACCCGGTAGCACGTCGCCGACGCCTGGAACGCAATCCGCGTGTCGCAATTCATCAGGCCGGGGCAGAAGTCCGCGCCCTTGACGAAGATCGGACCTTTGAATATCCACGCGTCCTGCGAACCGTTGCAAAGCTCAATGTGCCTCATGCCCGGCCGCCGCTTGTCATAATGGCAACCCCAATGCTGTTGGCCGCCGACTTCACCGACGATGCCCAGGTCCGGGCGCTCGTACCGCGTCGTCTCGTATCGAAGCAGGGCGTAGCAGTCGATGTCGCGCATGGGCAGGGCCAGGGCCAGCGTTTCATCGAAGTAAATGTCCGCGTTGGCGATGACCGAGATCGTGTCCGGGCCGGCCGCGTTGGTGGCCTCCGCGAAATACTCCGCGTAGGTTGGGCGATGGGAAACGGGAATGAGCGTGCATCGGTTGCCCGTAGCGCCGAAGTCAGACACATGGACGCCGCCCTCCGCCAGAATAAAAATTCGGTCAATCAGCCGGTTTTTCTGGTTCGTTATCAGGCAGTGGGCGAAGTCCTGAATCCGCCGGTCGTTGGTTTCCGGATACAGGCTGATGAAGAGGTTTATCATGGTTCCAGTTCCGCCTTCAGACTGTCACCCTCACGGCAACCGATTTCCAGGTAGGTATCCGGGGGGAACTTCGCCGCGAGATCGGCAAGCATACGATAGCACGGCGCGGTTTCAAAACGGTCGGGCATGGTTCAAACTCCGGTGTAGGTGTAAATGCTGGCCATCGGATTATTGTACTGAATGCGGTAACGCACCTGCACCGTGACCGCAATCTGCCCATCGTGCGATGTGGTGTCCGCGTCCACGTTCCGTCGGGAGTCGAGCAGGGTATCCTCCGCCCAGCCGCCACGTGTCTGGCCGCCCACCGTGGCGCCGTGCCCCACTGTGTCACCGCGAAGCAGGCACAATATCCGCTCCACGTCCGACGCCAGCGAGTTCAACCGCGCGTCGATGTCAACCGTCGAATCTTCCGGCTCCACCACCATGCAGATAACGTGGAAGTCCTGGAGAAATTGCAGATACGTTTCTGGGCAGTCCTCTTCCTTCGTCGCGTCGCCCTGGAGCACCACCAGCCGCAGGTCCACCGTGTCATTGCCCAGGCCGGGGTTGGGCGTCACCACGTCGATTACGGTATTCTGGAATCCATTGGCCACGGTGAACGCGCCCGAGGGGCCGTTGCCCTTCAAGGCCGATACGATGTCCTGGCGGATTCGCTCGAGCACGCTGTTTGTGGGTGCGCTCATGTTTTCGTCGCCTTCGTGAGTTCGTAGTTGACCTCGTGGGCCATGTTCTTCTGCATGTTCGCGGCCATGTCCGCCCGCGTTGCCGGAACGGCGCCGGGGATGCTTCGCATGAGTTCCTGCTGTGTCATACCCTTGACGGCCCGGATGACTTCTTTCCGCTTGCCGACGTATCGGCCCTCCTTCATAATCCGAAAGATTCCGATCCTCTGAAAGACCTGGGGCGAACCCTTGTTGATCGTCGCCGCGATGAAGGCGTGCGGCTCTTCTCCGATGGTGGTAGTAACACCCGTCGCCGTCTGCTTCGCGCCGAAGTGCATGAGGGAGATGCCCCGGCTCGTGATCTTCAGTTGCGCCGCGCTCCACTTGCCCGACGCCTTGTTGACGTAAATCCTCTTCTTCACGTCGGAAACCTTGATTCCGCTGCCGACTTCCTTGATCCGCTTCTGGAGGATTCTGGCCGTGTACACCTTCCCGCTTGCCGCCGTCTTATTCGCGGCCCTGACGCCAGCCCTGCCAAGGCCGCCGGGTATGTCCGACAGCACGCGCCGGGCCGCGTCGAATGATTCTTTGTCCGCGATGGTCTTGATTTCGGGCATTAGATTTCCAGGGTTAGGCAACCGGGGTCGTTAGGTTCCATCGTTTTCGGCAGCTTCACCCGATGCGTTTCCACCGTGCCCCCGATCCGCAGGGCCAGCGTCACCGTGTCGCCGCCCGTGTTCAGGCTCGCGGAGGAAATACCGGCCGGGGGCGCGGCGTTAGCCACCACGATGATCGCCCGAGGCTGGATGTCCTGACCGCTGGCCGGGTTTGGAATCGGGGTCATGCGCCGGACCACGGCGGGGATGTCGACCAGCACGCCGCCAACAGGGGTGTAGCCGATGGTCTCCGCGAACCCGTCAGTGTCCATCATGTTCGCGGCGTCGTCCGCCATTTGTTCTTCCAGCAGGCCCATGATCTGCTCCGAAAGTAACAAGGCCGCCCGGCAATCGGACGGCCTTGAAGAGTCTTGATCGCCGGCGGGTTAGATGCCGGTCAACAGGTATCCGGCGGTCGGAAGGATAATCTGCTCGTCCACGTCCATTCGAACTCGGACGATGTTCGACCGAACAGTTTCGTCGCGGTAGGTTTCCACCGTGCCGTTCTCGCTGCTGCCGTCCTCGCTCCAGTGGAACGTGCGGCCCAGGCAAGCCTCGCGGAAGTCACCGCTCGTCGCGGCCTTGGCCAGCAGGAACTTGCTGTCCGTCCACATAGACGCGCCCGAGAATACCTGGCCTTCCTTCGCGATGTTCGTCACCGATCCGGCGACGACCAATTCGAGGCCGAAGAGTTCCGAGATGATGCTTCGCGCCGTATTCGCCGCCATCGCTGGGTCGGCCAAGCCGGAATACTTGATCTGGCTCTGGATGCTCGCGTTGCGGCGCAGGTTCCAGAATCGGGCGTAGCTGATGACGCCGATGTTCGGCTTCAGGCCGCTCGCCAGCCACATGAGATTGCTGGCAATCGCAACGTCCGTAACTGGGTCCGAGGTTCCCTGGTTTGCCCAGGCTTCGCCGGTAGCCCCGCCGGAAGCCGTGGTGAACGCGCCAGCGCCCTGCACGCCGTAGTTACCCAGCGCGGCGGTGAAGTTGTTGGTCGCGTCCGTGGCGAATGCAATGACGCGGGCCTCGCGGTTGCGGAGGATGATGTTCCGACGCCGGCGGGCCGCATAGCTCTCCGCGTCGAAGTAATTGCGGTACATCTTCGCCTCGCGGTCGTCCACGGGTTCCTCGCCGCCGTGCTCCTGGCAGTGGTAGGTCAACGGCTTGAACGTGCCGCTCCCGCGGTCGTACGCGCCGCCGGGGCTGCGCGCGTCCTGGGAGTTCTTCACCATTTCCTCGGGCGGGAAGAAGCCGTAGTTCCCCTGGGCCTCGCCCACCGGGATAAACGGCAGAATCTTGGAGGCGACGAAGCCGGCCTCCTGCTCCGCGAGGTCAAACGCCTCAAACGAAGCCGCGAGGTCGGGTCGCAAGGTCGCAAGACTGGTTGATGGTGTCACTGCCATAATTCAGACTCCTGTTCAGTTTTCAGTTGCTCTCTGTCGAGCCGCGATTACAGCGGCAGGACTTCAATGATGTCGTTAAGGGCCGTTGCCGCTTCCAGGGCATAGCCCACCAGCAACGCGCCGCTGGCCTGGGACGCAGAAATCATGCCCGACGCCGCCGAATACACCGGCGTGGCGCTTGAGGCGTTCAAGGGGATGGCGCCTGCGGCCACCATGCGCGTAGTGCCCTGCGCGCTGGCGAGGCGAACGTCCACCGTGCCGTTGATAGTGTTTCCCTGGGGGGCGGTGGACACGAAGGCGTCGCGGGTGGTCACGCCGATATGCACGTCGGTAACGCCGGCCAGGGTGACGACCGGAGTTCCGTCCGCGCCCAAGGTGCTGGTAGGCTTCACGCGCAGGAACTTGCCGATGCCCGAGCTGATCGGGAAACTCTTGTGACCGATTTCAACATACTGTGACATTTTCGTATCTCCGGTTGGTTTGGTCCCGGCAAAAAAGCGACGTGTCCGCCGTTAACGGATACGTCGCTTTTGGTTTGTGGCCCGCTACGGGGATCAATCCGCAACTTCGCCGGGATATTCACTTTTCAAAACGATTCTAATTCAATGTAGGGGGCGGCGGGATAATTTACCCGTTGATGCCCTTGGCGACCGGGAAGGATTTCTTCCACGTCTCGTACAGTTCGGGATGCGCCGAAACCATCTGACTGATAGCCTCGCGCTTCGCCATGTTCGGGTTTTTCTTCATGTGCTCTTCGACGGTCTGCATGAATGTCGCTTGTACCTGGTCCACGGTTTTCTCCTTCAGTTCCACGGGGGCGGTCTGGCCGTCAATGGCCGACACGCCGAATTTCTGGCGGATTTTATCCGCATTGGTGATCGCTTCCGCGTTCGCAGCCTTCGCCTGTTCAAGCGTGTGCCCGGCGGTGTATTCTGCGATGGCCAACGCCGGCGGGATGCCCGCGCCGATCATCTCGGCCAGCAATGCCCGGCTCTTCATTTCGATCCTGATGCGGTTCGCGTTCTGCGCGGCCGCCTCCATCACGCTTTTGTCGGTGTCGGCCTCGAACTTCGCCAGGAATTGCTCGAAGCTCATTACCGAGTCTACCAAGCCGGCCGCGACCGCCTTGGCGCCGATGTACACGCCAGCCTTCGTCACGTCGGCGAATTGTTCGTCGGTGAGTTCTCGGGAAGTCTTGATCGCCTGTACGAAGTGCGTGTTGGTCTCATCGACGATGCCCTGGAAATATACCTTCTGCTCGTCGGTGATTTCGGTCCCGTCCATGCCCGCGCCCTTGTGGACGCCGGTCCCGATGGCCATGACCTTGATGCCGTCGAGCGCATACTTCCCGCTGGTGTCCTTGAGCATGACCAGCGTTCCGACGCTGCCGATCATCGCCGTGGGGGTGCAGGCGATGTAGCTGGCGTTCGTCGCGGCAAAGTAGGCCGCGCTCGCCATTGTATCCTCGCCATAGGTCCACAAGGGTTTTTTGCTGTTGGCGACTTCCTGCATGAGTTCGTAAATGCCCGAGCAAGTGCCGCCGGGTGAGTCGATTTTCAGGGCGATTCGAGTCACCGCGCCGTCCGCGTTCGCCTCTCGGATAGCGTGCTGCACCATCACCGTGGACGCGCCGCCGATGACGGCCTGGAAGCTCGTGGGATACTTCGTGATCGGCCCGAACATGGTGATGATCGCGGTATCGCCGTGCAGTTCGTATGCCGGGGGTTCGGCATCATCGACGCCAACCGGGGCGGCTTGCTGTAGGGCCGTTGCACTGGTCCTGAGCGCGGCCGCCTCCTCCTCGCCCGTCTCCGTGTCGTCCATGTCCTCGAGGTCTTTCTTGCAGCCGTCGATTTCGTCACCCAAAGCCTTGTGGTTTTTTTTCTTCTCTTCCAGTTCCGCCTCGGACTTCTCGATCTCGGCCTGGTCCGTTTCGGATTTCTTGTCCTTGCGCTCCTGAAGGTTCTTGCTGTGGTCCTCGATGTCCTTCGCCATTTCGTCGTGGCGTTTCTGCTTGTCGGCCAATTCGCCCTGCTTCGCCTTTTTCTTTTCGGCGATGTCGGGCTTTTCAGTGGGCAGTGGCGTGGAGGGCGAGTCGGACTTGGCGGCGGAGGTGGCAAGGACCGCGAGATCCAATGTGCCAACGATGGCCAGGTAGTGATTCAGCGAATCGGGGATAATCGACCACGGGCCGAAATAAGAATCCGGCCTGTAAAACCCTTGTCCGTTCCAATGTCGATTTTTCGCCATGTTCATTTCCTCAATTCAATGTAGGGGGGCAGCGTCACGAATCTTCGCCATCATCCTCGGTGCGCGCCGACGCCGGGAGGACGAGACCGGCGCCGGGTGCTCCGGGAACCGCAGGGGGCAAAGGATCGCGTGTCATTGACGACTTGCTCGGTTCGATACCGTGACTCTTGAGCATTTCTCGGTCGCGGGCGATGCGGTCAGCCAGACTTTCTGGGTTGTGGCCGGCGGACAGCACCATGTCGCTCCAGGACGCCATCGCGCCGTCAATGAGTGCCATGTTCGCCAGAACTTCCTGCCGGGGGTCCAACAGCGGGAAGCCGGGGGCAATCCATTTGTGCCGCCAATACGAATCAGCGATTGGCCGGGGAACCCGCAGGATTCCGGCCTTGACGAATTTCGACAGCCGCCAATGGTAGATTCTGTCCAGCGCCCGCTGCACGAAGCGTGTCTGTTGAATTCGGAAGTGGTGATGCGATTGGAGCGTCCCCATCTTTCCGGCGGTGTAGCTCATGCCGGTGTAGTCGAGCATCAGCATGTTCCACGTCAGGCCGCAATTCAGGCCCAGATAGCCTTCGAGCGTGCGCATCATCTGCTGGAAACTCTGTGAGGATTGCGACGGATTGAACGCGATTGCCTCTTCGCCCGGCTGGAGGTACCGGACCTGCCCCGGTTCAAAGTCGGTCACGGGTACTCGGTTGCCGTGGGCGTTCGTAGTGGTGCTGAGCGCCCCGGCCATTGGGACGGCTGCGGCGCTCTTGATGAACAACGCCTGGCAAGCCTCGATTCTCTTCTTGATGATTTCAGAATCCCGGTAGCCGTCCATCTGTTCGAGCAGGGAGAAGATCGGGGCGAACAACGGCTCGCCTCGATAGTCCATCAGTTGCTTCATCCGAGCGAAAAAGACCATATTCCGGGCGGGGATAATCGTCTCTTTCCACCAGCCCGTATCGTCGGCGCTCTTGATGTGGTATTGCACCGGGCGCCCGTCCGCGCCCAGTTCCATTCCGTGTACGTTCGTCGTGTTGTCCAGAATCGCGCCCGAAAGCGAGTCGATGTAATCACCGCTGATCGCCTGAAGGAAAGCGTCATCGCCGCGGGAGACCAGGACCGCCCCCACGTCGCCATCGCGGACATGCGAACGGTAGATCATCCACTGGAGCTGCTCGAAGCTCATGCGGCCAGTAATATCGGCGGAAGCTTTCCAATCGTCCCAAAGGTCCGTCGCCTCCGTGTTGAATCCCGCATCGTCGGTTGTCGGCAGAAGGCGCAGGCCGGGGCCGATCACGTTGTCCGTCACACGGTCAAGGATCGCGCAGGCCAGCACGTTATCGCGCTCCAACTGGCGGGCGCGGTCGCGCATCCGGCGAAGGTTGAATCGGTTGATCTCTCGCACGCCGGTCATGGACATCGACAGCGCCCAATACGAATCTACGCGGGACTGATAGGCGGCAGAGTAGGGAACGGACATTGTGAGTTTGCCGCTGCTGTCCGTGGTGATATGCTGATTCCGCATGACGCGGGCAAGGTCGCGCTTCAGGCCGGCCTGGGGGGAGACGTATTGGATCGCCCGGTCGAGCATCGACGGTTTTTCTTTCGGATCACTCATGCGTTCCCCGGATTACGTTGGTCAACGCCGATGTCGGGGTCGTTCAACTCGGCCAGGGCGACAGGGGGACCGCCATTATTGGCGACGTAGACGCGCAGTTCGAACTCGCGGGCAGCCAGAAGGAGCTGCGAGAGTTGCGAGCGCCGGACGGTTCGCCCGTTGATCGTGGTTTCCTCGGAAATCGCAAGTTGCGCGATGCCGTAGCGGAGTGCCCGCAGCATCGTAACGTCGTCAATATCCGGTATGGCGGTAAAGTCTATCATCGGCCTCGGTTCCTACCTCAATGTAGGGGAGGGGCCGTGTCATTCATCCGATGCGCGAAAAAAAAAGAGAGGCCATTTCTGGCCTCTCGCCTCGCCTCGCCTCGCCTCGCCTCGCCAAGCCTTGCCAAGCCCAGCCGCGCCGTGCCGCGCCTTGCCAAGCCCGACCCTCAAAGCCTCCGGCAGACGATCAAGCCTGCCGGAAGCGGAAACCCTACCTCGCCTCGCCGCGCCCG